AACCATTTGTTCATATATTTGAGTATTTGTATATGATTTTGTTCTAAGTTCTATGTTCTCTAATTCTAATTTATGGATTCTTTCATCTTTTTTAGAAATTTTTTCTTTTAAAGTTTTTATTTCATTTGAGTAATTTTCTTTAAGTTCGTTTTTTTCTTTTTCAAAGTCAGTTTGTTTTTTTAAAATTTCATTTTCATGTTCTGTTTCTAATGTTTCTATATTTTTTTTTAAGAAAAAATAATAATAAATTCTTGCAATAATAAGTGAAAATACAATACTTAAAATTGTATGAAATAAATAGTATTTTATCAAAAAATCAAATATAGGTTTTAATGACTCTATTAGTTCCATTAAACCACCCCTCAAATAAAAAAATAATTAATCTTTAAGTAGTATGGTTCATAAGCAACTTTCCCCAAAGTTCTTTATGACTTATGGACTGTACTACTGAAAGATTATAAAAAGTGAGGTAAAAAATGACTACTTTATTCAATAAACAGCAAAAAATACTTATTCTAAATAAATATATTAGACAAGAAACTTTACAATTAAAAAAATATGAAAAACTTGAATCTATTAATTCTTCTGAAATTAATAGAACTGTCATAAATTATATATTTTATTACATCAAATGGCTAAAAGCAAAAAAGAAATATATTATAAATCAGACTAAAAAGAATTCTATAAATTTAAAGCTAAAAAATAAAAAGAAATTAGCAGCTAATAAAAATTATGAATTTCTTATGTCTAAAATATAATTATTTCTTATATATAATTTCTAATTTTTCTTTTAAAGTAGAATTTTCAATTAAAAAATTAAAAATAATCTTACTTTCTTCAGGGATAATTTCAAAATTATTTTTAAAAATTTCTAGATAAATATTTTTATTTTTTATTATAATTTTTTCAATTTTTTTTACATCATCATTAGATGAAACATTATAAAAATAATAGTAAATGTTCTCTAAAAAGAATTTTTGACTTTCATCACCTAATTTTATTTCTATTGGATATGTCAAAAAAGTTTTGTCCTCATTTAGAAAAAACTCTTTAGGAAATAATGATATATTTTGGGGAAGGTCAATATTATTTATTTCCATTTTAATAGCAGGATTTGCTAATAAAGATAAATATGAAGGTTTTCTTATTAGAATATCAGTTTCTTTAATAAATTTACTTTTAAATTCTAAAAATTCTGTCATTAGTATTTCCTCCTTGATTTTTAATTATAAATATCAGTTAATTCCTTAATTTTAAGAGATTCATATTTTTTAGAACCCATAATATAAGATTTAATATCATTTTTTTGTGATTTATTATATTGAATAATTGGAGAGTAAAAAGATATATCAGAAACTTTTTCATCTTTTACATATAGATAAAGAATACCAATCATTTGTCTATTATCATTGACAATGTAGTACATACAATTATCTTTATGTTCTCCTTCATCCATTTGAGTTGGAGTTCCTAATTTAGCAATAATATCATTTATAGGAGTTCCAACTGTTATTGGAGCAATAGTTGAAAGTTTATTTATACCTAAGTGTCCTATTATATTTTCATTAAAAGTTATTTTAGTAAATTCTAAATTAGAATACATAGGAGTTATATCAAAATCTGTATCTTCTTTTGACTTAGATGCTAAATAATATAAGGAAACATCACTACTAGCTTTTTGATGATATTCAACAAATGGAAAAGTGAAATATATAAAAAAGTTTTCATATTTTGGATTATCTTTCATAATTTGTGTTGCAATTTCTTTAAGATAATCAGTAGGAGGTATTTCGCCATTAACGAAATCAAGTGGTACTTTTCCTTCTAATTTTACAGATGTTTCATCAGTTGGTGTAAAAGTATACTCAATATTTTTGGACTTTTGAGTTTCTTCTTTTTCACTACCACAGGCAACTAATAAAAATAAAAACATAAAAAATATCAAGATTTTTTTCATAATAGACCCCCTCAAATAAAAAATAATTAATCTTTAAGTAGTATGGTTCATAAGCAACTTTCCCCAAAGTTCACAAAAACTTATGGATTGTACTACTGAAAGATTAAACTATTCTTGGGTTTCATCTGGAATATACTCAAATAAATCATTTGGTTGACAGTTAAATAATTTACAAAGTTTGTCAATATGATGAGTAGGAATTCTGGCTATTGTTCCATAATAATATTTATTCATAACAGTAGTAGTTATACCAGTGGCTTCCATGACATCTTTTTGTGTCATTCTTTTTTCAGCCATTAAAATATGAATCTTGAACTTTATCATATAACAACCTCCTTTTAAAATTTTTAATTGCTTTTGATACGATTATATACTATTAAAAACAATTTTACAACCTTTAAAAAATTTAAAAAATTGCTTAAAACAATTTTTTCACTTGACAAACAATTTTAAATAGATTATTATTAGTTTATAGCAATTAAAAATTGTTTAAATTAATTGAAAGATTTTAAAAATTATTTTAGGAGGAGAAAAAATACGGAGAATAAGAAAATAGTTAAATTTATTGAAGCATTAAAGGAAAAAGGCTATATAAATACAAATTCTAATACTAGTATTGAAAAGACTGTAAAAAAAATCAGTTATCTTGAAGAAAAATTAACTGATGAAGAATTTGAAGAACTTCAAAAATTATTTTTTATAGTAATTGAAAATATAAAGGATGAATACTTTGAATTAGGAATGATAGCAGGAAAAGTAATGCAAGATGAATAAGAGCAAAGAAAAAAAGGACAACCTGCCAGAAGCCCTTTTTACTAAATAGTGAATGAGAAAGTACTTAACTTTTACAAACACCTATTTGATTTATGCTTAATTATAACATGTTTTCTTATATTTTACAAGTTTTTTTCTCTCAAAGAGGAGGAAAAATTTATGAATTTAAAAGAATTGAATGATTTAATTGAAAGATTTGGAGATGTCCAACTTTTAGAAATCAAGGAAGAGCTACAAAAAATGGGATATGCTTGTAAGATTGCTGGTGATAAAAATGATTAGGACAATCTATATTATCACAAATGAAGATAAAATAATTCTTTCAGCTTTCACTACTTTACAAGCTGCTAAAAATGAAATTGAATTAAATTATTCAGAGTTCCCAGAAAATTTCAATATTGAACCTTGTGCATTAAATATTGATGCTAGATTCATTAATGAAATTAAAAAACAGTAGGAGGCTAAAATGAAAGATAATTTATATTTTAAAGATGAAGTTTCTAAATATATATTTTTCTTAGTTGAACTTGAAGGAAAAGTACAACTTGATTTTCTAGGTGTTAATTACAGCCATTATGCTAATAAGGAAAAAGCTAAGGATTGGTATAACAAAATAAAAAATATTATTGAAAAATCTGAACATTCAAAATTTAATGAGGCAATGGCTTCATTGGAAAAACTGTACAAAGGAATGGCAAAATAAGGAGTAATAATGAAAACTAAACAATATATAGAATCTAGAATAGCAGCATTAGATAAATTAAGAAAAGAAGCACTAAAAGAATATCAGGAAAAACTTAATAATGGTATTGATGATGAAGAATTATGGAAATATATCAGCACTAAAAGAGTTGAAATTCATACTTTAAAAGATATTTTAAAAAACTAGGGGGGGTTCAAAATGTTAAATAGAACAGTTAAAGAAAAAATATTAAAAATAATGGAACTAGGGCTTGAAGTTAACAGCCGAGAAAAAAATACAGTATTTATTCGTTTTTCAGGACATTGTGAAATTTTTGAAGTGAGTATACATAGCAAAGGTTGGAAAGAAGGACTAGGAGCAGATTTTTTTAAAGATATTTATTTTGGTAGTTCATCAGAAAATGAAGCTAGAAAAAAATTAGATGAAATTATTGAAAAACTTGAAAAATTAAAAGTAAATTAAGGAGCTTTTTATGGCAAAAAGATATTACTGGCTTAAATTACAAGAAGATTTCTTTGAGTCAGATGAAATAAAAATAATTGAATCAATGCCTAATGGTGTTGTCTATTCAAACTTTTATCTAAAATTACTTTGTAAATCATTAAAAACTGATGGAAGACTAATCTTTAAAGATATTATTCCATATACTCCTGATATGTTAGCAAATATTACTGGGGTTGCAGTTGATACTGTAAGAGTTGCCATTGATATTTTTATAAAATTAGGGTTAATGGAAAAACTTGATGATGGTGCATTGTATATGATTGCTGTTGAAAATATGACTGGATCTGAAAGTGAATGGGCAACTAAAAAAAGAAATTATAGAAAATCATTAGAAGTAAAAGAAAAAAATCTATTATTAGAAACCTCTAAGACAAATAAAGGACATAATGAGGACAATGTCCAAAATGAAAAGGACATTGTCTTAAACAAAGAGGACATTGTCCGACAAGAGATAGAGAAAGACATAGAGATAGAATCATATAATCATGATCATAATATTTTAAATAATATAAAAAATATAAAGAGAGATGAGAAGAATGATAATTTAAAAAAAATAAAACAATGGTTTAAAGAAAATGGAATTGATTTTTCTAAGAAACATGAAGTTAAAGTTTTAGAGCTATTAAAAAATAACTCACTAGATTTTGTTTTAAATACATTCCAGGAGCAACTGGATATTTTAAAAAATAAATCTGATGTTAAAAGTGTAGCAGCTGTTTTCTCCACTCATCTTTTCAAAGGAACTTGTGAAGTAAATGCCCAAGAACTTGAAAAGAAAGAAGTTGAACATCAAAAAGTTAAAGAAGAAGAGCGAAAGGAGAGTGAGAAAAATGATAATATTCTTAGTATTTTCTTTAAAATTCCCTTAGAGAAACAAGAAGAAATTGAAATGGAGATACTTAAAAAACATAATATTAAACATTTTTCTGAATTAAAAACGAAAAGTGAAACTATGTATTATAGACTAATTAGTTCATTTATCTATGAAGAACTTAAAGAAAAAGGCTTAATTTAGAGAGGTGGTTTATGTCAATAACCAAAATAAATATGCCATTTGCAAAGTGGTGTGAAGTTCAAAAAAAATTTGAAGAAGTCAATGAAATACTTTCTGATGAAGAAAAACTTGACTTTGAAAAATATAAATATTGTTCCAAGTATGGCAGATTGTTATGTCATCTCTATTTAATAAAAGCTGGAACAAATAAAACTCTGAAAGAACCTGAATTTTATAACTGAAAGGAGCAATAATGCTAAGAGGGAAAATTTATAGCTACACAGACAAAAAAACATATAGTGTTGGCTTCATTGATTACAGAAATAAAAAAATAACAGCTATTTCAAATCAGCAAAAAAAGGAATTTAGTTTTAAAGAAGTTGAATGGCTTGAAGCTACTGGATACACTGCTGGAACTTCAATGATTTACAGACAAGACTTTATTCTTGCTGTACAAAATGATGAAGTTTTATCAGGAATTGTTATTAAAAAATTTGGAGCATGGCACTTATATAACAAAAAAAGAGAACTTAGTAAATCTTTAAGAACTCTAAAAGAATCTGGATACACATTTGTGAATTTAAAAAATTATAAAACTTATTTTAAAAATAAGCTTGAAAAAATCAAAAAATAGGAGGATTTTATGGGAATTATTTTAGTTAAAAATAACAAAGGTGGAGTTGGAAAAACTTATATAACTCTACAATTAGCAGCATATAAAGCATTGATAAAAAATAAAAAGACATTGATTCTTACCAGCGATTCCCAAAATGATATTTTAAAATTTGCAGGTATAAAAATTGAAGATACAAGCAAAGCTGGACTTGAAGATTTCATTGAAGGTAAAAGCTATAAAATTAAAAAATTGAGAGAAAATCTTTTCTTCTTACATTTACAAGGATATAAGATAAAAAATTCTTTTGATGAGGCTTTTAAGAGAGCTATAAAACTTTTAAAAGATGAGTATGATTATATTGTTATTGATGGTTCACCAGTAATGGGGTTAGATAATTTATTTATTGAAATATCTGACCATATAGTTATTCCAACTTTTCTTGATAGCATTACAACACATTCAGTGTTAAGTATGTTAAAAAAAGTTGATTTAAACAAGGTTAAGGCTGTTGTTCCAAATAGGACTGGAAGAACAAAACTTGAAAAAGAATATTATGATTTTTTGAATAAAAAATTAGGAGTACAAGGAATCCATTTAAGTTTTCCTATCCCAGAAATTAGTCTTATTTCTAAATTAATTGATAAAGAAACATTGCTATGGGAAAGCAAAGCTAAAAAATTAGATTATATCAAAGGTATCTTTATAAATATCTGGAAGGAGATAGATAATGAATAAAAATTTAGATAATGATTTTAATATAGTTATATCTTCTAAATCAGAAATAAAAGAATTTGATTTCGCTAGTTACGAATTAAATGATGTTGAAATTGCTACTGTATCTGAACAAGAAAAAATATTTATGAATACATACAAAAAAATGAAAAATAATTTATTTGAAATGTGTTCGTCATTAGCATTAATTGAAAAAACTTTAAAACCTACCAATTCATTTATGGCTTGGTATGAGTCTAAGGGACTTACAAAAGACTCTGTTTCAGTTTACTTAAAAAGATGGAATTTATATTTAGAGTTTCAAAATTACAAAGATAAAATATTTTCTTATTCAGATCAAGCAATAAAAATTCTAACAAATAAGGATCTTCAATATGAGGAAGTGTTAGGAATTTTAGAAAATGACATCTATAAAGTTAAAGAAATTAAAAAACTATTACTTCCTGCTATTGAAAAAAATAAAATGGAATTTCTTCCAGATGGTCAAAAGTTTTTTAACTTTAATAAAATTGAAAAAATGAAAAAAAGATCATTGAAGTTAAAAGATGAAGATAAGCAGGAATATAAAAAAGAACTTACAGAGTATATAAAAAAATTACAACAACTAGTGGAGGAAATATGATTTATAAAGATGATTTAATTGAAAAAGCAGAAACTACTATAAGAAATAATAAATCTTTAATAGAAGATGATGTTGCTGTTGCTATGTTAGGAATTGAAAGAATTACTGCAATAAAAAAAGAAGTGTTAGAACTTGAAATTTTTATCGAAGTTTTAAAAAAATTTACAGAATAAAAAGAACTTTATCAATTTTGCACTGCAAGTGACTTGCTCGTGTTGATAAAGCCCTCAGACAGTTTTATTTTACAGTAAGTTATTTGTGGTGTCAAGAATACAGGAGGACATGATGCTAGAAATAAGAAAAATTGGAGAAGACTTTTACTTAGTTGGTGGAGAATATACTGCAAGCAGTTTTAATGAGGCTGTTGTAATAGCTTATAAAAATAAGAAGATAAAAGGATTTAAAGTTGACTGTATGGAAATTAGCTTCTGGAAAAAATTGAAACATAAACTTAACTTTCCTTTTCTTCTATTAGAAGCTTGGATGTGATTTTATGGATATTTTAAAATTAGCATTAGCTGCTCTTTTAGCAGAAAGGAGTGTTGAAAATGAGGAAAGCTCAAAAGACTGTGAAAAGACAAATAAAGATAAATGAAAAGAAAGAAATTAAATTTATAGAAAAACCTACTGAAAGTGAGCTTGATGCTTTAAGTTTAAAGACACTTTTGCTTTCATTAGAAATTGTAATTGGTAATCATCAAAAGGTTTGGAAAAATGAAAAAGATGGATACTTAAATCCTTACTACAAGATACTAATTGGAAGATGTAAAAACTTAACATCTGATATTTATAACAAATGCTATGACGATGTTAAGGAGCAAGATATAGAGTATGAAGATAACTTTTACACTAGACAAGTAATGACAGCACATGTTAAAGATTGTGCAAATTCTATTTGGGAAAAAGCACCAATGACTTTTGAAGATAAATTGCAAAAACTTCCAGCTGGATTTACAGATACAGTTCATTCTTGGGATAAGCTCATTAAAAATTTTAAATTAGATAGAATTAAAAAATTAGTCAATGAACTTAATATCAAAGAAGAAGTTCAAGAACTAATAAAATCGTCTGAAAAATATTTAGATATGGTTGATAGAGAAATTATGAAAATTAAAACTGCTTAGGAGGATAAAATGAAAGAATTTAAAATGAAAGCTTGGTTAAAGAAAGAAAATAAAATGGTTTCTATTATTGGAATTGACTTAAACTATCAATATATTAGATACACTGATGATGGTAATCTTTTTAAAGATGACTATAAAATTGCTGAATTTAAGGATATAGAACTTCTACAATTTACAGGAGTAAAAGACAAAGCAGGTCAAGAGGTTTATGAGGCAGATGTAATTAAATTCAATGATGGTATAGATGATATTTATGGATTAATTTCTTATGATGATGAAGATGCTGTTTATTGTGTATCTTATGAAAATGTTACAGAACATCTTTCAAATATGGCAGGAGATTTTGAAATTGTTGGTAACATTTTTGAAAACCCAAACCTACATGAACAACTAGGATACTAGGTGAGTTAAATGGAAAAAAATTGTAAATGGTGTTCTAACTATAACAAAGGCAAATGTACTATTTTGAATGAAAAACTTTATCCAGATGTTCCCTCTTCTTACTGGGGAACTTTGGATATTATTACAAAATTTTTTGATAATCATTTCAGAAGGTTCTTAGATCCTAATGATTTATATGATTTAGCAGATGAACTTTCAGATGAAATAAATGAATTTGTTATTAAAAAATCAGAGGCTGCAACTATTGAACTTGGTTATGAACAAGAAGAAGATTTTTCTTGTAAATATTGGAGATAAAAGGAAAGGAGCTAAGTATAATATGGAAACTAATAAACCAGTAAAAAACGAAGAAATAAATATAATAAAAAGAGCAGTAGCAGAGCAGATTGAAGAACTTTACAATAAATTAATTTTAAAGAAAAAGGCTTCATAAATGGAAAAAGTTGCCATTTATATTAGAGTATCAAAAAAAGAACAAACTAGAGATAAAGGGAGTGATAGCTCCCTTAATCTTCAATTAAAAAAATGTTTAGACTACTGCAAAGAAAAAGGTTATGAAGTTTTAAAAGTCTATCAAGATATTGAAAGTGGGAGAATAGATGATAGAAAAGAATTCAATGAACTTTTTGATGCTATTAGCAAAAAAATATATACTAAAATAGTCTTTTGGGAAATTTCAAGAATAGCTAGAAAAATTTCTACTGGAATGAAGTTTTTTGAAGAATTAGAATTATATAAAATTACTTTTGATAGCATATCACAACCATATTTAAAAGATTCTATGACACTTTCCATATTTCTAGCTTGGGGAACAGAAGATTTAAAGCAGATGTCTTTAAGAATAAAAAGTAATCTTGAAGAGAAAACAAAAGCAGGATATTTTGTTCATGGTAGACCAGCAACAGGTTATATCAGAGGAGAAAATAAAATGATTATTCCTGATCCTGAAAAGGCTCCTTATATACTTAGTATTTTTGAAACATATGCTAAAAATTTCAATTTAACTGAAACTGCTAGAATATTTAATAAAACAAGAATGGATATAGTTGATATTATTGATAATAAAATTTATATTGGTTATGTTCCTTTTAGAAAGTACATACAAGAACTAAATCAAAAAAAGAGAACTCAAGTAAATAAAAAAGATATAAAATGGTATAAAGGACTTCATGAGCCAATTGTTCCTCTTGAATTATTTGAATTTTGTCAATCTATCAGAGAGAAAAATATAAAATCAAGAGCTGCTTATGGAGATTATAAACCTCATTTACTTTTTTCATCTATGATTTATTGTGAATGTGGAGATAAAATGTATCAGCAAAAGAGAAATAGAACTTATAAAGATAATACTAACTATGTTTATTACTCTTATTCCTGTAAAAATAGGAAACATAAAAAATCCTTCTCAGCTAGAATTATGGATAAAACTATTAAAGAAATGATTCTAAATTCAAAAGAATTAGAAGATTTGAATAATTATAATTCTAATGATATTGAGAAAAGTGAAAAAAAATTATTAAAACTTGAAAATAATTTAAAATTACTAGAAAATGAAAGAGAAAGAATAATAAATTTATTTCAAAAAAGCTATATCAGTGAAGATGAATTGGAAAATAAATTTAAAGATCTTAATACTAGAATTCAAATTGCAAAAGAAAAAAAAATAGAATTTGAAAATACTTTGAATATTCCTAGAAATAATGACATTAAAGTATTAGAAAAATTGAAATTTATTATAGAAAATTATGATGAAGAAGATGTTATAGAAACAAGAAAAATTTTAAAAATGATAATAAAAGAAATTAGAGTAATTTCCTTTTACCCATTAAAAATTTCAATTTTATTCTATTAAAAAGCAACTTTTATAGAGTTGCTTTTTTTTGTTAGTATGTTATACTTTTTTAAAAGAGGTGATAAAAATGGAAAATAAAATTCAAAAACTAGCTGATATTATAAAAAATTCTAAATATCTTGTTTTCTTCACAGGAGCAGGAGTTTCAACAGACAGTGGATTAAAAAGTTTCAGGGGGAAAGATGGTTTATATAGCACTTTATACAAAGGAAAATACAGACCAGAAGAAGTATTAAGTTCAGACTTCTTTTATTCTCACAGAAATATTTTTATGGAGTATGTTGAAAATGAATTAAATATTAATGGAATAAAACCTAATAAGGGACATTTAGCTTTGGCTGAGTTAGAAAGAATTGGACTTTTAAAAGCTGTTATTACTCAAAATATAGATGATTTACATCAAATGGCAGGTAATAAAAATGTTTTAGAATTACATGGAAGTCTAAAGAGATGGTATTGTTTAGAGTGTGGAAAAACAGCTGACAATAATTTTTCTTGTGAATGTGGTGGTATAGTTAGACCTGATGTTACTTTATATGGTGAAAATTTAAACCAAGCTGTGGTTAATGAAGCTATTTATCAATTGGAACAAGCAGACACTTTAATCGTTGCAGGAACAAGTTTAACAGTGTATCCTGCTGCTTATTATTTAAGATATTTTAAAGGTAAAAATCTAGTGATAATCAATAATGAAAATACTCAATATGACAGTGAGGCATCATTAGTTTTAAATAGTAACTTTGCTGACACTATGGATAAAGTTATAAACATTATTAAAATGGGAGCTTAGGCTCTCTTTTTATTTTGGTAGTTTATAGAAGTAATTTCAGTTGAAGTTCCCGCTCCTCCAAAGAAAACTAAATACTTTGTACTTTTTAATATATTAACTAACTCTAAAATTTTTTCATCTCTTTTAACATCCAT